TTTGGGGTCTTCGCAAGCGTGGTCTTCCAAAGACTAAGACCTGGCTTATAAGCGAGCACTTTGATCCAGAGACCAAGGTCTACATAGAATCAGGAGCATCACAGGCTGACAAGGCTGGGCTATCTCGTGAGGAACTAACTGACTTGGCCGCTGACTACCAGGAGTTTCTTGTAAACAATGCAGATCGTGCTGAAGGATTCCTTGAGTTTGACTCACAAATACTCGGCCTTGAATGGATAGAAGCGCAGCGTCCCTTCTTCAGTAATGACCCTAAACTATGGGTCATCTGGCATGAAGAGTATGGACAGAGTAAGTTGGCAGAGATGTCAAAAAAGTTCCACAATGTGGCTATACCTCATGACGAGATTGAGTCAGTAACTAACCTGGCCGCCGTAACAAGGACTTACTCCAACCAATTCAAGGTCAACTATCACGCCCTTGGATGTGCCAAGCCAGACAACCTAAGATCCATACCATTTGTCACAGCCAGCACATTGTCATGGCTATCGCCCATGCGTAGAGGTGAGACGATCATCTGGGATGGAGCACGTCTAGTACGCTATCCCAAGAAGATGAAAGACCAAGCCCGCCCTCGCTACAAGAACATCGTAGAGAAGGCTGGACTAGACTATTTAGAGTTTGTCAAAGATAGTACCCTTGAAGCAACTAGAGTTGCTGTCTGGTCATACAAGAAACTAGAGGAATCCATGGACAAGAAGACCCCCAACTTCCACATCATTGATGGTGGTAAAGACAAGAACTTATCTGATAACAGCGATGAGTTTATGACGGGGTTGATGGGATTAGAACTGCCAACGTCTGATAACAGTGGAGCAGATGGGGGGAAAGTGGAGCGTAGTGGAGCAGTGGAAAGAGCCCCTGAAGAGATGACAAACTTACCTGTCTTTGGGTTCAAAATGAAGACGATAGTTGAAACTGATGATGATGGCAAAGACATCCTGAGGGATGTTCCTGTTGTTCAGACACAGCAGACTTCCCTTCGCCAATGCGATACCTGCTTCGTTGCATCTAACTGTCCAGCGTTCAAACCACAAAATACTTGTGCATTTAATCTTCCAGTAGAGGTAAAGACAAAGGATCAACTTAAATCATTACTAACTGCAATTATCGAAATGCAGGGGCAGAGAGTTGCTTTTATGCGTTTTGCTGAGGAAATGAATGGCGGATACGCAGATCCAAATCTTTCTCAAGAGATCGATCGCCTGCTTAAGTTAGTGGGTAATGTCAATGAGATGGATCAGAATAAAGAGTTCATTCAGATCACCGCAAGCCGTCAATCCTCTGGTGGAGTTCTCTCTGCAATCTTTGGAGATCGTGCTCAGGCTCTTAAAGAGTTCCCCAACCCTATTCGTGAAGAGACCGTTACTAAGATTATCTCTGAAGCAATCGAAGACTAACTTATCTGATAACAGCAGTTAACAGGGTGTGAATCATATCTCACCCGTAGTTGACCATTTTCTTTTTCCATTAGTACTTCGCAAAGTTAGCATATACGTGGTAGGTTCCCAAGCGCAATACTAAGCAACCCACTGAGGGGTATTTAGACATTTATAGAAATGGTAGGGGTTATGACAACATTATCTTTCAAACTTACTGAGGACTTCATCGGACCATATCGCCCAAAGAAGGCGCCGTTTGGTTATCAAGATGCAGCGGGAAACTCGGTTGGAGAGATAACTTTTTTACGTACCTATTCTCGCCTCAAGGCAGATGGTACGAAGGAGACGTGGGTCGATGTATGTGAGCGAGTTATCAATGGCATGTACTCATTACAGAAGGATCACGCAAAGACCAATCGACTTCCATGGTCTGATGCAAAGGCAGCAGCCTCGGCTAAAGAGGCATTCGATCGCTTATGGAATCTGAAGTGGACACCGCCTGGACGAGGTCTATGGGTAATGGGAACTCCACTAGTCAATGAGCAACGTAACTCTGCAGCATTGCAGAACTGTGCCTTCGTCTCTACTGGTTCTATGGTCAAGACAGATCCAGCCAAACCATTTGCATTCCTGATGGAGGCATCAATGCTTGGAGTGGGAGTTGGCTTTGATGACAAGGGAGCAGACAAGGATTTCACTATCTATGCACCACAAGGAGAAACTACCTATGACATCCCAGACACCAGAGAGGGTTGGGTCGAAGCAACAGCCTCCCTCATCAATTCCTACCTCAAGCCAGATACAAAGGCTCCAGTATTTAATTACGAAGCGATCCGTCCAGCGGGTGAACCAATCCGTACCTTTGGTGGAACCGCAGCAGGAGCAGACCCACTAATTAAACTGCACCAGTACATCAGTGAACTATTTAAAGATCGTGCTGGTCAGAAGTTAACTCGTCGTGACATTGCAGATATCGGCAACATGATCGGTGTATGTGTTGTATCTGGAAACGTCCGTCGCTCTGCTGAACTACTCATTGGTCGTATTGATGATGAGGAGTTCTTGAACTTAAAGAACTACGAGAAGTATCCAGAGCGTATGACTCATGGATGGATGTCTAACAACTCCGTGGCTGTCAATGTAGGAGATGACTTAGACAAGATCATTGAGGGCATTGCTCGAAACGGTGAGCCAGGAGTGATCTGGATGGACATCTCTAAGCAATACGGACGCCTTGCTGATCCAATCAACAACAAGGACTGGCGTATTGCAGGGTACAACCCATGTGCTGAACAATCTTTAGAATCATACGAGTGCTGTACCTTGGTTGAGACTTACTTGAACCGCCACACAGACCTCGATGACTTCAAACGCACACTGAAATTTGCTTACCTGTACGCAAAGACTGTGACTCTCCTTCCTACTCACTGGGAAGAGACCAATGCAATTATGCAGCGTAACCGCCGTATTGGTACATCTGTATCTGGTGTAGCAAACTTTGCAGATAACAAGGGACTTCCAGTTCTGCGTCAGTGGATGGATGAAGGCTACAAGACCATCAAGTCATACGACACCAACTACTCCGAGTGGCTTGGTATCCGTGAGTCAATCAAGATGACCACAGTCAAGCCATCAGGAACAGTCTCAATCCTTGCTGGAGAATCTCCAGGAGTTCACTGGACTGTAGGTGGTCAGTACTTCAATCGTGCAATTCGATTTGCAAACAACGATCCAATGCTTCCATTATTCAAACTTGCTAACTACAGAGTAGAACCTGCTAGTGAGTCTCCTGATACGACTTCGGTTGTCTTCTTCCCAATCAAGTCTGCTGCAAAGCGAAGTGAGAAGGATGTAAGTATCTACGAGAAGATGGCACTTGCTGCTACTGCTCAACGCTACTGGTCAGATAACTCAGTCTCAGTAACAATTTCTTTTGATCCAGAGACAGAGTCCTCGGCTATTGGTACGGCTTTGCATATGTACGATGGTCAACTTAAGACTGTCTCATTCTTGCCTAGTGGTAACCATGTCTATCCTCAAATGCCTTACACACAGATTACTGCTGAAGATTATGAGAACGATGGGGTTATGAAACTCTTCCCGATTGACTTCTCTGGTGTCTATGCTGGAATGGCTGCTGATGCTATTGGTGAGGCTTACTGCACCACTGATGCTTGTGAAGTAAAACTAATTACTGACAACCAACCTAAATAATCTAACAATAAAAGTAAAAGCCCTGCCTTCTGGTAGGGCTTTTGCTATTGCTTATGCTTCTGGTGTGCCTTTGGCTTGGCAAACAAACCCACCATGACTTTCAATTCTTTTTTTAACTTCGGTCTCATCGGACATCTTCTTAGCATTTGTTGAGTTAATAAACTCCCACACTATTGTCTCTAGTTTTTTATTGCAGTGAGGGCAAGGCAATACAACATTTTTTCTTGTAACGTGGTTCACCCAGATATCGGCAGTTTCGTCTCCGTAAGTTTCAATTCTCCAGCCCAACTGAACTAACTTGCCCCAAAAGAGTTCTTCTATCTCAGTATCAGTAAGAGATCTCTCACGCCAAGGCTTATCATTGAAGGGCAACTCGTCCTGAACCCACTGCTTGCCCTTCTGGTGTGGCTTTGGTAACTTCGTAGGTACTTGCTTGACCTTCTGGTATTGCTTTGAGATCTGCTCTTGCTTGTGGTATGGCTTTGCCTTCTGCACATTCATTGACTGGCTACGCTCCCAGTCTTGATCATGAAATACCGCCATTTTATGCTCCTTTAACTAACTAACTCACCTGGCTGCCAGATCAGAGTTACTTCGAAGATAGCCCCGCCATTTCTGACGGGGCTTCTCCTATTGCTTACTCTGTTGCTTGTCCTATTGCTTTTGCTTTCGCTTTTGCTAGTGCTTTTGCTTGGGCTTCAGGGAACTGCTTCAGCCAATCCTTTACTACTGGATTGTGAATGCCTTTCCATGACTTCCAGTTCTTACCCTCATCGCTCATGTAATAAGCGATTTGGGCATTCACCACAGGGTTCAACAGTTGGGCGTTGTACTCCAAACTGAACTTGTCCCTACGATCTTGTCCCAATGAGTCAACCATGTTGATCTGAAACAACCCGAATGAGTTGTCTCCTGTCTCTCGGTTGCCGTTGTGGGAGAGAGGGTTTCCTCTTGATTCTTTCATAGCGATAGCCCACGCATAGCGTAAGGCTTGTCCTTTGAAGCCAATGGCGTGTAGCAGGTCAACTAACTGTGTCTTAGTCAGTCTGTCTGCGTTCTCGTACTTGGCTAGGGTTCGCTCTTGGTATTGCTTCTGCATGATCTGTGCTTCGGCTTGCGTAGGGCTGAGGGCTGGTGGTAGTACCACTATCCCACTTGCTACGAAGATCGCCGTAAATAGCGATCCGAATACGATCTTGCCTCTTGTTGTTAGGTTCATCATCACTCCAAAAAGTCATTGACACTTTCTGATGCCTTTGACTGGTTGTGACGAAGGCGATGTAAGTATCGCTCTGTCGTCTTTATCGACTGATGCCCCAAGCGTTCCTTGACCTCATGCACATCTACCCCACTTTTTAGAAGTTGAGTAGCGTTAGCGTGTCTGAGATCATGGGTTCTAGGACTCCAACCGATGCCTGACTTGGCTATTGCCTTGTTCCATATAGTTCTCCATACATCTCGTGGTAGGTGACTCGTATGGTCGATGAAGCCCTGTTGCTTTTGGTATGGCTTTGTCTTTTGCCTGTGCTTTCGCACCGACTCTCTACAAGCCTCACATCGGCAACGCCCATGTGTGTAGGCGTACAGAGTTCCATGCTGGAACAGTTTTCCGTCTT